TGCCAGCCTATGCGGTTGCGTTTATTCGGCTGGTATTGTGTAACTGCTGTTGTGCGATGGTGCTTTTAAATATTAACTTAATAAATTAAATAAAATGTCAAAAATAATAATCAAAAATCAAACTGAAATGGATGATATTTCAGTATTAACTTTAGTTCAAAGAGTTATAAAAAATGGTAGAATTTCTAATAATGGTAAACAATACTGTTATTTAACTTCTTTTGAAATAGAAAACAAAGAATATCATATCGTAACTTATTTACGTAAATGTTCTGATGTATTCACTTTTTATGCGGTTTCGTAGCATCTCGCACAATTTGGATAATTGTTGCAGTAGCGTACTGAAACAAAACTAATTATCGGTTAAGCCAAAATTAACCAAGAAAACACAAAACATTAAATTAAAAAACAATCAAGCTATTGCTACAATTATGTATTAGCAGTAGTTATAATACTAAACGTGATGAAAAAACATTTTGTTATTACAAGTTTACCCGTAAGATTACCATTTCAAAGCACTATTCTTTATTCGTTTTTGCTTTATTATTTCAAAGTAGACAGCCTTTATTGGGGTATTTTCATAACACTTTATTCTATTTTATGGATAATTGCTATTGTGGTAAAATGCAATGAAATAAAAGTCGATTTGAACGCAACAAAAGATGACGAAAAAAAGATTGTTAAACAAAGTAAGTTCCAAGATAAACTAAATGAACTTATGAAAAATAAGGTTTCTGAATAATTACTGCTAACGTTCCCACGCTTGGCGAAGAAGCGGGCTTGGAAGCACAAACTTTCATTTTAGCACAAATGCCAATAGAAAGCACGAATGTTCAATTTAGCACTAAAACCGCTTTTTTGCCAAGCGTGTGTTAACCGCTGTTTTTTTATTAATCAAATTAAAATTTATAAATATGTTTAAAAAGTATCAACATTTAGAAAGATTTGGAACTACAGAAGTTCAAAACATTGAATTAGGAGAATGCCACATATTCCCAAAAATTGATGGAACAAATGCAAGTGTATGGCTTCATAACGGAGAAATACAAGCTGGAAGCCGAACACGTCATTTATCACTTGAAAAAGATAATGCTGGATTTTTGGAATGGGTTTTAAAACAAGAAAACTTATTAAATTACCTAAAAGAAAACCCAACACATAGACTTTTTGGAGAATGGCTTGTACCACATTCTTTAAAAACTTACAGAAACGATGCTTGGAGAAAGTTTTATGTTTTTGAAGTTGTAGAAGATAGAGATTTATCAGAATTACAACACGATACAGACGAAAAGTTTAATTACTTGCACTACAACGATTATAAGCCATTATTAGAGAAACACGAAATTGATTTTATACCACCAATTGCTGTAATTAGGAATAGTAATTATGAACAATTAGTAAATCAATTAATGAAAAACAATTTTCTTATTGAAGATGGCAAAGGTTACGGAGAAGGAATTGTTTTAAAAAATTATGATTTTAAAAATAAATATGGTCGCAAAACTTGGGCTAAAATTGTAACAAGCGAGTTTAAAGAAAAACACGCTAAAGTAATGGGTAAACCAACTATTGAAGGTAAAAAAATGGTTGAAGAAGAAATTGCTGAAAAATATGTTACAACTGCTTTTTGTGAAAAAGAGTTTGCTAAAATTGAAAGCATTGATGGTTGGAGTAGTAAAATGATACCAAGATTATTAAATGTGATTTATTATGAAATTGTAAAAGAGGAATGCTGGAATTTCGTTAAAGAAAATCGTAACCCAACTATTAATTTTAAAACGCTTCAACATTTCGTTTTCGCTAAAGTTCGTGAAAGATTACCGAACGTCTTTTAAAATAGCGGTTAACTAATCGCTAACAGATATAAATGTATTACAATTATGAAACTATATACTAAAACAAAGGTTATACGAATTTCAGAAATTCAACACAAAACTTTGCAAAAAATGAAATCTTATAGCGTAGATGTCGGTAAATTCATCAGAGATGCAATAGCTGAAAAAATCAAAAAAGAGTACAAAGATTTAATCCCAAAAACTGAGAAATCAGAAACACCATTTTAAAATGAAAAAACTTTTATTTTTGCTGTTAGTTGCTGAAGCAGTTACAGCGCAAGACACAATCAAAACAGTTAAGTCAATTAATACAAGCACACATAGAGTAGTTGGCTATGTGGTTCAATCAATTACAAAATTAGATACAACTTACCAGCGTGTGGATAAGTTCACTGATTTACCTTTAAACGTTAAAGTTAATCGTAAAGACCCGATCAAAAATTATCCCGTATCTTTCCTAAAAAAAGGAGAGGTTTATATGAATCACAAACGGTCAAACGTGAAAAAGTAAAATTAATTTTGTATATTTGTTAAATTCATTAATGATTTTTTATGATAATGAAAGAGGATGGAAGAAGAAATAACGGTGGAAATAAAAATGCAGGACGAAAACCGAAAGCAGAAGAGGTTAAGTTAATTGAAAAACTCACACCTTTAGAACCTTTAGCATTTAAAGCATTGACGACAGCGTTAAAAGAGGGTAAGGATTGGGCGGTTAAATTATTTTTTCAGTATAATTACGGAATGCCTAAACAGATAATCGAGCAGACAAATATCGGCGAGGTTACTAAAATAGTATTGACAGATGCAACTAGAGATAGCGACACTTAAACATCAAAGGGAGTTTATTAATTCAACCGCCAAACATACTGCCTTGATTGGCGGTTTTGGTAGTGGTAAAAGTCATTGTGGAGTTGACAAGACTATTATAAAAAAAATGATGCTCCCGAATGTGAACTGCGCATATTATCTACCGACATACGGACTTATTCAAGACGTAGCAATTCCAAAATTTACTTCACAATTAATTAACTTCGGGATTCAATTTACAATAAACCGTTCGGACAACGTAATAAAAACAAATTACGGCAACATCTTATTGCGGAATATGTCAGACCCTGAGCGAATTATCGGGTACGAAGTCGGATATTCTCTAATCGACGAAACCGACATTTTAAGTAAAGATAAAATGGCGGATGTGTTTATGAAAATAATAGGTCGTAACCGTTCTGTCCTACCTGATGGGATGATTAATCAGACTGATGTAGTAGGCACGCCTGAGGGATTCAAATGGCTTTATGAGTTCTTTATTAAGAATGCTACGGAAAACAAACACGTTATCAAAGCGAAAACTTTTGACAATCCATTTCTCCCGAGCGGTTATATTGAAACATTAAAAGAAACGTACACCGATAGTCAAGTTACGGCTTATTTAAACGGAGATTTCGTTAATCTTAATAGTCAATCAGTCTATACTTCATATAACCGAAAAGCACATCGCACAGACGCAATACCTATGCCTAATGAAGTGCTTTATGTTGGGTTGGATTTCAACATTACCAATATGAATGCTGTCGTTCACGTGAAAAGAAACGGCAAACTTTATGCGGTTGGCGAAGTTCACGGAGGTTATGATACTCAGACCATTTGCGATTATCTAAAAGAAAATTACAAAGGTCATCAATTACGAATTAATCCTGATGCAAGTGGTAACGCTAGAAGTACTTCGGGAGCGTCTGACTTCTCAATATTGAAAGCAAACGGATTCATAGTTGATGCGCCAAAGAAGAACCCAGGCGTACAAGAGCGAGTGAATGGGGTTAATTTAGCGTTTCAAAAGGATCTGTATTACGTGAATGATAAACTATGCCCTAATTATGCTGAGGCTTTGGAAAATCAAGCGTATAAAAATGGAGTACCCGACAAGCAGTCAGGATTCGACCACATTACAGAGGCGGGTGGATATTGTGTTTATAAAAATTTATTTGGAAAAATATCACAAGTATTATGATAAAAAAAATTAAGGTACCATTAGGTACGAGCTTACAGCGTGAACAAAGAAAACAGCATTTCATCAATCTATTTCCTTTTTTGCGGAAAGAGTTTCGAGTTTTGAAAGAAAACGAATTGAAAAGTGAAAAAGTTTTTACTGAGTTGTTTCCAAACGAAGCAATAGACTTTACAAAATTAAGAACTATTAAAAAATTCCAAGAGGTATGAAGATCAACTTTAAAAAATTCATCGAGTACACGAATTTAATAAAAGATTCAGACGATGAAATCTTCATCATTAGTCAGATGATGCAAGTTTTCTTTCCAAGAAGAAAAGACTATGATAATTGCATTGCTAAATTCAATCACTCAATTAATAACATAGAACCAAAGAAACTGCCTTTTTGGTACAAAATTGATATTGGATTGAAACGTGCGGGTAAATTTATTGATGCTGATACTTTCTTGAATGAAGAGATGCTAATTGAATTTATAGACACAGTTGTAAAACATCGTATTCCGTTTTGCAAACCGAAAGTAACAATTAACCAAGCGAGGTGGGTAATTGATTTTTTCGTCAACGCTCGGCAGGGATAAAAGAGCGTTATCCTTGGATTTATAACCCGCCTAATTTCCAAGGGTCAAACGAAATAACACAAGGAAGTATTGAACGTCAGAACTTTGTAGAGTATTACGGTGGATATGTTGAAATAATTTACTTACTTTGTAGTGGAGATCTAACCAAGTCAGATGAGGTATTGAATTGGGATATTGAACGTTTCTTATACCAAGGCGAATATTTGTTAAGAAAAAAAATAGTAGAGAATTTAAAATGACACCAACAGCAAAAATACACGAATTTCTAATTAACTACTTCTCGAATGATGATTTAGTTAACACGGTTACTTTGGCCAAGACTATTGAAATAGACCATAATCAAAACAACATCTATCAATTGGTTAATATAGACCTAACAGGCTCTAATGTTACTTATCAAGCTATTACATTTTCTTTTCAAATAACCGCATTACAGCAACGAGATAAGCCAAACACGAACTATGATAGTAAGTTATTGAGTGATACCAATTACCTCAGTAATATGAATGAAACTCATTTTGTGTTAAATAGGTTTATAAACGTATTGATGAAGCAAGATAATGACGAAATCTACTTATTGAGTAATTCGGACTTAAGACCTTTGCGGAATTTCAACAGACAAGACCTTGATGGCTGGCAATTTACGGTTACATTTCAATTACCTAATACAGTACCATCGTGCTAGACGACCAATTGACAAGAACAATTGCAGCAGGAATAGTTGCTGAGGCGAAACGAACAGCTCGTGTGAACCAAGGCACATTGAAGCGTTCAATTAGATACACAGTTCGTAATGGTGTTTACGAGTTTCGTCAAACTTATTACGGAATTTACGGAGATAATTCGCAATTAGAGGAACTGGTCAAAAAGAAAATGCCGAGGGGTGTTCCTTATAAAATAATCCTTTTAAATGTTGACGGCACGGTAAATGAAAAAAGGAAAACACGACAAGGCAGAACATCACAGCGTTCGGCAATTGGGTCGTTAATTCGACAAGGAACGAGTAAAATAAAAGCATTGATATCTCGAATACGTGGCAAAGAGGAGGAGTAAAGAGCAAATTCAGTCGGATAAAATAATCCGTAAACGCCTTTTGGAATTAGGCGAAAATATCTATGCACAATCAACAGAAACCTCGAGAGTAGCTAAAGACACGTTTTATAAAACAGACAGGGTAAAACCTAAAGGCACGTTGCAAAGAGCTGGAGGAGAGCTTAGAGATTCCCAAAATTACCGATTATTAAACGACACCACTTTGATTTGCGTTCAAACATATTACGGGGCGTTCAATTTTCCAAAGGGAGAAAACTCAGGAAAAAAGAACGCATTATTAATAGCGGTTAATGATAATATTGAAAACTACACAGACTTAATCGCACAAGAAATTTTATCAGAAATAATAGCACCATTTACATAATATGGCAACACTACCGATAACAGACAGAACTCCAATAACGCAAGTAAGTCAAATTACTTTTGCGAACTCCCCAATATATCACAGACAAAATTTCGTCCCTAATGCATTTTTGTTAGACGAATACACCGTGCATTTATGGGTATGGAGTGGAGCATTGAACAAAACGCTTGGTTCTGCAAATTCTATATTGAAAAAACAGCAGGTGTCTATCAATGACAACTACATAGAGTTTGAATTATCAAACCTAATAATTCCGTACCTTAATCCGAATCTAGGATATAACGAACTTGAATTACCAGCGGTTAGCGGACAAGCCGTATTTTGGCAAATAAAAGTGGTTAGGCGGTTTGGTATTGTCGTGTTCACAAGTCCCACTTACTTAGCCACTACTGGTTATCGTTGGGATTACGAGCAAAACCAAATACTTGGAAATAATGGAGTGGCACCAAACAAGAACAATCCATTCTCAAATACAGTCAATAAATGGTATAATTCAAGAATCAATAATTATTTTTCGCAATCATTTGATTTCACATTGTCGCAAACTGAGGCTACTACTTCAAATATTATTAAGACCGAACCAGTAACTATTCCAAGCGGTTGGAGTAGATGCTCGCTTGATCCTTGTTTGATTTTGTTTATAAATAAATTGGGATTATGGGAAACATTCACTCCTAATGGTAAACTGTTTTCTCAAATCAAAGTAGAATATGAAAGTCAGAACAGAGCTTTCAGAGATATGTCTAGGGTTGATAATACCTACGCTCATTATAAAGATAAACGCAATGTAGAAGCCTTGCAAACATTCGTAATTAACACAGGTTCACTTGACGAAACAATGAACGAAACAGTTAAGCAAATTATCTTTTCGCCAAAGGTTTATTTTATCAAATTCAAAGGCGACCTTGTTTTTCCTGATATGGTCGGGGTTACGATTGACAATACATTTATCACAATCGACGATACAATAGTTACAATTGACAGCACAACCGTTACACTTGCTGATGTCGGAAAATATAAAACACATTGGCAAATTCCAGTAATTGTGACTAATCAAGAATTTACTGAAAAAATAAGATTGAACGATAAAAATAAAATTGATTACGTTTTGAATTTAGAACAAACCAGAAGTTCGATATTATGATAACAACAGAAGTATATGTAAGTATAGACGGCTCGGCATTTAATATTTTAGATTTAAAAAAAGACGAGTCCATTATTATTAAAAATTCCAAAAAAGACTTGCAAGATATTGCTAAAATCTTTGCTCCCTATTCAATGAATTTTAATTTTCCAGCAACGCCTCGTAATCGATTGGCGTTGGGATTTTTTGGGAATACAGAGGTTTTAAAAGTGAACACAACCAACGAATTTAGTTGTAAAATATACACCAACGGGATGTTGTCGCAAATTGGAAAGTTAAAACTAAAGTCTGTTAAGTACGAAAAAAACAAGGCTTTAGAATTTACAGCAAGTTTTACAACTACTTTTTTATCGCTAAAAGACAGGCTAGGCGAAGATAATATATCCGACCTATCATCTAGTAGTGCCGTAGTAAGTTGGCGTGCCAATAATGTCTTTAATCGCTTAAAATCAACGGCAAACATCACAGTTGACGGGGTTAATATCAATTATTTTGTACCTTTAATATCTAACAATAGAGTTTGGCAATATAGCAATAATCTTGACGCTGTTGACAATATCTTATTTAATACACTTAATAGCCCTTTTCAGGATAAAATAATCAATGTAGGCGAATTAAGACCCGTTATTAACGTGATTTCAATCATCAATTTGATAAAGCAAAAGTACGGATTAGTCATTAATACGCCTTTAGAACAGGAAAACGACCTTACAAAACTCTATATTTGGTGCAATGGAAGCGATTTTACACTAAAGAATCCTAACAAATTTATATTAACAAAGCAATTTAGTAACGAGTCGCCTACATTACACGGTACTTCTGTTGCTAATTTTACCGATAGTTCGATTAAAATAACAGTAAGTTCTACTGTTTTATTCGTTCAATACCGAATTATATTAGTAGATACAGTAATTGGAGAGTCATTATCTACTGGAAGCGCCACTATTTCAATTGTAAGGAAGTCAGACTTCTTTACAGTATTGGCTTTTGATTTTGAAATTAAGAACGGGACAAACGAATTGAATTGCGAAATACCAATGTACTTGTTTGATGATAATGAATTTGAATTTTTCACATTTATAAAATTTGATAAGCCAGTTTATTGGAGCAAAAGTTTGTCCAGAGTATTGTACAGGAATACTCTTAATGATAGAGTATCTACCTATCTTGATAATTTCAATTCAGATTTGACAGGTTCTAGTAATATTGATTTGATCAAATCATTGCCTGAAATGAAAGTAATTGACTTTCTGACAAGTTATCTAAAGACTTTTAATATGGCAATTTATGACAGTTCGCCAACGGACGATAATTTATTTTTCTTAACGCCTAAAGATATTGATACAAGTTCTTTGGTTTACTCGAAGAGAGAAGTAGATTATACTCCTTATGCTGACATTTCAGACGTTGAAAAAGAGCCGAACAATCCGTTTAATTATTACAGCTTCAAGCACACAGACAGCAAGTATAAGAGCAATTCGGATTTTGAAAAACAATTCGGTATTAAATACGGGCAAACCTTTTTTCCATTAGTAAAACCAGAAAAAGCAAATGAATTTAAGGTTGAAACGCATTTTTCAATTATACCTCCAGTATTATTGATTGGATTGCAAAATACATATACGGCTTATGGATTCACAGACGAAAGTCCAGAGATAGACGATCAAGGGCGGTTCAGATACACGCCTAACTTAGACGAGCCTACATTATTTTATTATCACGGGACGGAATTATTGGAAAAAAATTTAGCGTGCCAAAACATAGCAACAAACGGCTCGCTTGTGATGTCGTCATTGAACGCCTATAATAAAGTATTGCCTTTTTGTAAAGAGAATTTAAATACACTTTCGTTTTCAATTTTAACAATTCAAAGTATAAATTATCCCGCTACTTTGTTTCAAAATTATTATAAAGGTTTTATTGAGCGATTACTTAACCCAAATGCATTATCTCAAACTTTCAACTTGATTTTGCCAAGTTCTGAAATATACTTGAATCAAGATAGCACCGTGCAAGGATTAGGAGCTACACCTAATGGATTCAGACTACAAAACGAAATTATAATTCAAGACACCAAGTACGAAATTTTAGAAGCTCAAATCGACATAACAACAGGTAAAACAAAATTAACACTATTAAACTTCTAGCGATGAACGACATAGAACAAAAGATTATAATTACGACCGAAACCAACGCTCAAGAAACAGCAAAAAAGGTCGATGTTTTAACCGAAGCCACGGAACAGACTGCGAAATCACAAGCAGGCGCAACCAAAACAACTCAGACGCAAAGACAAGCCTTAGAAGAATTAGCACCAGCCACAACAGGTGCGGTTCAAGGATTTATAGCAATGGGTAAAGCAGCTTGGGCGTTAGTCGCTAATCCTATCGGGGCGGTTTTAACTGCAATTGTCGGGGCGGTCTTATTGCTAGGAAAAGCTTTTTTTTCGACAGAAGCAAATAGTAATAAGTTTGGAAAAGGGCTGTCAATTATTAGTGGGTTATTTAGTGGCTTAATCAAAGCACTAGAGCCCGTTGCAAGCTTCTTAGTCGATAAAATAGCTAAGGCGTTTGATTTAGCAGGAAAAGCAATATTAGGCACTTCCTTAGTTTTGCAAAAAACATTAAAAGCATTTGGATTAGATTCGGCAGCTAATGCATTGAACTCGTTAACGAAAGCCGTTGAGAATAATGTTTCGGCTAGCGGGAAATTAGCTGATGCAGAGGCAAAACTGCAAAAAGCACAAAGAGAAAGCCAAAGAATCCAATTAGACTATCAACGTCAAGCGGAAAAAATACGACAACAAAGAGACGACGAAACCAAGTCGATAAGTGAAAGGGTAAAACTCAACGAACAATTAGGAGTTGTATTACAAAAACAATTAAAAGCGGAATTATCAATTGCTAAACAGCAATTGAATGTTGCTAATTTAAGAATAAAACAAGAGGGAGAGAGTACAGCCAACTTAGATGAAAGAGCTGAGGCACTTACTAGAATATCAGATATTCAAGAACGCATAAGCGGTCAGGAATCAGAGCAATTAGCGAACGCTAACAGTCTCAGAAATGAACAAAAAGCGCTTGATAAAGAAGTTTTTGAAGAAAGAAAAGCACAAGAAGCCGAAAGAAAAAGACTATTACAAGAAAGAATTGATGCGGAAAAACAAGCACTTAAAGAGTTAGACGAAGCTAATAGATTAAGAGATGAAGAGTTAATCGCCTTAGACGAGAAATCCAAGCAAGAAAAGTTCGAATCAGACCAAGAAAACGGCAGGTTAGCACTAGAGCAAGCTAAATTTTTCTCCGACGAACAAATTAGGATAGCACAAGCCGAAGCTGAGCAAAAAGAGCAAATACAAGCGTTACAAATTGATAGTTTATCCCGAGGGATTGACTTGGTAAAAAATATTTTTGGAAAAAATAAAGCGGTGCAAAAAGCAGCGATTATAGCTGAAAATGCGGTTGGAATTGGAAAGCAAATAATAGCTAATAATACAGCGAACGTTGGCGCATTGGCAACGCCTCAAGCTATTGCGACTGGGGGTGCAAGTGCTGCACCAGTAATTGCTCTTAATAATGTAAGTACTGGTATTGGGATTGCCTCGACTCTACTAGCTACTCAAAAAGCATTGTCAGCATTAGGTGGCGGGGGTTCGGCAGGTGGCGGTGGAGGTCAAGCGGGAGCAACCCCAACTGGTTCTGGAGCAACTCCACAAGTTCAATTCCAAAATTCAAGCGAAAATCAGATTGCTAATTCGGTAACGCAATCACAACAGAACTTGCAAGTTACAGTTCTTGAAAGCGATATTTCCAAAGCTCAAAATAATGTGAAAGTTTTGGTAAATGAAAACAGTTTTTAATATATTTGGGTAAAATTTAAAATTTTTAATTATGGGAAACTTCACGGAAGAAGATTTAGTTGAGTTCGGAAACCAGCTATTATCGAAAAAAAGAACAGCAAAAAGGAATAAAGACCAAGTAAATGATGCTGATTTACAAAATTTTTACCACAAAAAAGATAATGTAAGTTAAAAATTCCTATATTTGCTTATAATTAAAATATGTGAAGATGCATATTACCTTGAAAATCAGTATAAACAGCCTACTTGCGTAAAGCGAGCAGGCTTTTTTTTGTTTAAAATATGGACGTTTACGAGATTAAATTTACAGAAAATCACAAAGTTAGCTTGGTAAAAGACCCAGCTATTGAAAAAACGTTGATAAAATTTAGCAACGAAACAAGCGAAGTATTGCATTTTACTAACGAAGAAAAGAAAATAGTTTATTCAGTCGCAATGATTCCGAATAAATTAATATTTCGTAAAGACGTAAAAGGGAAGCCAGCTAACGTATTTTATTCAGCCGAAACTATCGAGAAGTTTCAGCAAGATTATTTCAGAACCAACGCAAATTCAGGAACGAATATAAATCATCAATCATTCAACACAGAGGGTATATTCCCATTTGAGAGTTGGATAGTTGGCAATGATAATAGAGCGGAATTATTAGGCTTAGATGCTCCGAAAGGTAGTTTAGTGATGGGTTTTAAAATCGACAACCCCGAGGTTTGGAACGAAATTAAAACAGGTAATTTAGATGGCTTATCAGTAGAGGGCAACGTAATTTTTGAACAACAAACAAATATAATTGAAATGACAAAAGAGAAAATTCTTACGGCGTTTGAAGCTTTCAAAAAAGCTTTATTCGCCGACGAAAAGACCCCCGAGGAAATCAAAGCCGAAGAAGATGCGATAGCTTTGAAAATGGCGGAGGAGGAAGCTTTGAAAAATGCGACACCCCCAGCAGAGCCGACAACAAATGATGATGACCCCGATTACGAAGAGGAGAACAAGAAATTGAAAGAACAAGTAGCTTTACTTGAGGAAAAACTTTCAATGATGGAAGCGGACAAAGTGAAATCGGAAACTGATTTGGTTACGATGAAAGCGGAAAAAGAAAAAGCAATTTCTGACTTGATCACGTTTAAAAATGAAACACCAGCGAGCGAGCCGATTCAAAATGTACCAAGCAAAATCGAAATGCAAAAGGATTTTGAAAAAATGACCCCATTAGAAAAATTTAGAGCATCAAAATAACTAATAAAATGGCAAAGAGAAAAATACAAGTAACAGAAAATACAAATTTTGTAAATCCTTTTAATGATGGTGTCTCTTATGATGATTTCTTATCAGCTATTCCAGTAGGTGTAAGCGTTGAGGATTATTTAAAAGATGAACTTTCAGAAAGTCAAATTAGTATCATTACTAATGAATTAAAACACCACAACAAACTTTCAAAAATAGTTGAAGTGGTTGAAGAAATTGAAGAAGAAGAAACAGAAGATTAACAAAAAAACAACTAATAAAAAAAATAAAAAATGGCAATAGTTTACAACAAAGTAGATATTAGAGGCGTAGCAGCCGAACCGATTATCGAAGAGATTTTATTCGAAAATCAAACAATCGCAAAAAGTTTAGTAACGTTCGAAACCGACGTTAAAGCAGAAACAATTTTCACAGAAGCAAGTGCAACAGCAACGCTTCAGCAATTTACTTGCGGTGACCCAACAAGTGCGGGAGAATTAAGCGCATTTGACACGGTGGTAACGCCTGATAAAGGTATGTTTTACCAAACTTTCTGCCCTGATAATTTGAGATTTTCTCGATTTAAAAGAGATATGGCTCCTGGTGCTTATAACACAAGTTCAAGCGAATTTGAACGAATTTTAATTGGCGGAATTTACGCTAAAAAAATGAGTTTGGCTTTAGAACAATTGTTTTGGTCGGGCGTAAAAGCAACTACTCAAACAGCAGTAGCGGCTTTGACATCGGGTGCTGGTCAAGGCTCAGTAGGCGCTGCAGAAAAAACACTTATCGCAAGCTTGACGCCAGTAGCGGGCACTTTGCAAGTCGATGGAGTGGTTGCTAAAATGATTTACAACAACAGCAACGCAACCCAAACACCAGCATTAGGCGGCCGTATTAAAGTTGCAGGAGCGGTTTTAACCCCAACGAATATTAAGGCGGAATTTGATAAAATCTATGCAGCTATTCCAGCTGAGGTATTAGCAGGTGCAGAGCAACCTATCATTTATGCGCCTAAAAATGTAAAGCAAATGTTGGTAACAGCAAACAATGTTGTTTCTGATTTTAACAGACCGTTCCAAATTAACGATGCGAACACAGAGTTTAGATTCAATGGCTTATTAATCGAATTTGTACCAGTTCCAAACAATGTAGTTATCGTTGCTTTGAAATCTCACATTTTCTGGGTAACTGATTTAGCTTCTGATAACAACAGTATCAATGTTGATAAGATTGCAAACAACCGTGAGGATATGTTCATTAAGTCAATTATGACAATCGGAGCGCACGTTGCAAATCAGAAGTTCAACGTACTTTACGTAGGATAATATTAACAAGGGAGCGTAAAACCTCCCTTTTAAAATAAAAAAGATATGGCAGGATGTGCAACTTTTACAAAGAGTAGAAAAATGTGCGGTATTGGTTTCGGTGGAATTAAAGCCGTTACCGTTGGTGCTTACGATTCGCAAAACACAATAATAAAAACAGTTACAGGCGTTACTGAATTAGCCGATGTATTTGGAGCTGGTTCTTTGGCACGATTAGAGGTTAAGAATACGGCAACCAATTACGTTGAAAACGGAACAAGCGGAGGAGATACTCGTAGTACTTCGGTAACAGGGAATTTACCCGTTATATTAGCTGTTCCAAAGGGTGCTGATTTAGTTAACGTTAAGCTCGTAGAAGAAATTCTAAAAGGCGAAATTGTTTTTTTTATAGAACATAATGACGGCTCTATTCGAGCTTGTGGGTCGCAGTTAGGAGCTATAGCAATTACAGCCGATGATCAAACTGGTGGGTCTTTGACAGACTTAAACGGGTTTACTGTTACTCTCAACACAATGGAGCCTGATTTTTCAAGAGGTTATATTTTAACGGGTGATGCATTAACCGACTATGCCTCTGCACTATTGGCATACGTCTAATTAAGGAGGTGTTTAAAATCAAAAAGCCAGTTTTTATAATTGGCTTTTTTTATACAAAAAAAATGAAAACAATTTCAGAAAACCCTTATACATTTTCTTTTGTCCCTTTAATTTACCCGCAAATTTCGGATGATTTAATTATAGAATTGCGAAATGAAATTAGCAACTTACTTATTATTGAAGCGTGCAATTGGACGGAAAATTTAGGACGAATTTATTTAACAATACCAACGCCTCAAGTAGATTTTGCAATTAGAAATAAATACTCTTTTGTGATTAAAAATTCGAACACGCCTATTTATTACGGAAAATTAACAGTACTTGCAAACGGCACGGATATACAAAACTTTGAATATGGAAACAAATTCTACACAGAATAAAGTACACGCATTTAGCGGTTCGGTTGCTTTTAGCGCATTTCAGCCTATTGATATTAAGCCTGTTATAGGCAGGAAATGGATAACGAATGGAGTTGATAATATCAATTTTAAACGATACAAAGATGCCTACGACGATAGTCCAACAAATTCATCAATTATAAATGCCTTTGTAAGTTATATCTTTGGCGAGGGATTAATTGATAAGAATGGAATTGATTTACGAAAATACATAAGTCAAACAGACGTTGAATTGATGTGTCAGGATTACAAGACTTACGGTGGTTGTTCAGCTCAAGTAATATGGAGTGCAGGCGACAAACCCGCAAGAATTGAGTATGTGCCTATTTCAAAGTTAGGGATAAACGTTCAAGACGATATGAAAGTGGACGGATTTTGGTATAGCTGGGATTGGCTAAATAGATGGAGATATAAGCCAGCGTTTTATCCTAAATTCGATGGGAAAAGAAAATCAGACTTAGAAATACTCTATGTTAGACGACCAACGGCTGAAAGTTTTTTCCCAGTACCTGATTACTTTAGCGGTATTCCGTGGACTAAAGTCGAGGGAGAATTAGCCAACGGAGCATTGCATCATTTTCAAAATGGGATGGAAGACATTACTATTTTCAATTATAATAACGGTAGGATTTTAGATAAAAAAGAAGCTGATAAAGAAGCTGATAAACTTAGAGAAAAAACAATAGGAACGTCTAATAAGGGTAAAGTTTTCGTTTCTTTCAATGAGGGGGCGGAAGAAGCTTTGGTTATAGATAGAATTTCGCCACCCGAATTAAACCAACAAAATGTATTTTACTCAGAAGAAGCTGAAAGAAAGATAATCGTAGCGCATTCAGCACCGCCTATTTTGTTTTCAGGAAGCAACCAAGGTGGCGGATTTTCAAATAATGCCGATGAAAGAGAAGTAGCTACACAAGAGTTATTCAGAAAACACATTAACCCAGCTAGAGAGGTTATTTTAAGAGGTTTACAAGAAGTATTTAATCTTATAAATCCCGATATTGTACTCGATTTCAAAAATTTTGAAGCTGAAAAAACATTAACAGAAGAAGAAAACACAGTGATTTCAAGCGAAATGACACCTTTATCAACTGAAAATGTATCTGTTTTAGACGATAAAACACTAGAAGCACAAGCTTCGTTAAAAGGAAGTGTCGGAGGGGTTCAAGCATTACTTGAAATACAAGCAAGCTATGCTCAAGGATTGACAACCTACGAAAGTGCGATTAATATGCTTGATATTATATATGGATATTCACGAGACACAGCGGTTAAATTATTAGGTAAACCAAAAACAGACACAATAAATGAAGAAGTTACTAATTAAAGCAAGCGATATTCCCGACATCACGGGAACAAGCGGAAACATTGATGTTGATAGCATTAGACCGAGTATCAATATTGCTCAAAACACTAATGTTAAAAGGGTTTTAAGTGCGGATTTATACGATAAAATAGTATCTGATTATACAGCGGGAACTTTAACAGGCGTGTATCTAACTATCTACAACGACTATGTAGTCTATATGTTGGCGTTTCACACGATTTCAATATATTTATCTTTGGGAGTTTCGAAAGTAGCTAATAACGGATCGTATAAAGTAGGCGTTGAGGGTTCGACAAACTTAACATTAAACGAAAACGCTATTTTAGGTAAAAATTACGAAGCGGTTGCAATAAGTTACGAGGGAATGTTTTTTGAATTTATAAAAACGGTCAATATTCCCGAGTACAAACAAGCGTGTAGTAATGAAAATAACAATCGTACTAATTTAATTCAACTGCACTAATGGCACAAGAAAATTTTAACGTTTCGTTCCCTAACGACGGGCTTGGAGATGATTTGCGAAATGCATTTATAAAGCAACAAGCGATGAACACAGAGCTTTACTCGTCCAAAGTTGATAAAGTAACGGGGCAAGGGTTGAGCGAAAATAATTTTACTAATTCGGAAAAAATTAAGCTATCAGGGATTCAAGAGGGTGCTGAGGTAAACGTGCAAGCCGATTGGAATCAGACCGATGATGAAGCCGATGATTTTATTAAAAACAAACCTGAAATAAATTCAATTGCCGTATATCCTGACACTAGATTTGATTATATAGACAGTACTTCGTTTATTGTTCCAGAAAACGTACAAGTGATGTCGGTAAGGTTCAATGGTACTTCTACACAAGAGGTTGGCGTTGATTGGAGTCAATCAGGAACAACTGTCAATTACCTTAACGATATGGAAGTTGGCGATTTCCTGATTATTAGCGGAGTTTTCGTAATTGGAAGCACTTTGCCAACGACTTTACCAAACCGAACGGTAAAATTAGTAACAGCCGAAGCCCCGTATGTAATTGAGCAATCAGACGACAATAAATTTCTAACAATCACAACGGAATTCGACCCCGTTTTAAGTTTAGGATTTACAGCTAATACGGAATTTTGGATTAAAAATACTTCGCCTACACCTAGAGAGGTTTTATTTGATACAGACATTGAATTTATAGGCTCTCCTCTAATCCCAACCAACGGACTTGCAATCTTAAAATTAATTGAAGTTGTTGATGATGTGGAATATTGGAGCGTCAACCACTTATTAGCTAATGGAACACCTAGTGGTGGTGGTGGAGAATTAATTAAAATTACAGAAGGCGGTAACACGGGTTACAGACTTAAAGGATTCAATCCCGATAATTACGGTGATATAGGACAAAATGCAATTGATTTAAGTTTTAGTACAGGTGCTAGCTCTACTAGAGGTGCAACAGGAATAGGAGCTACAGCAGAGGGTAGAGACACTACAGCTAGCGGAGATTACTCTCACGCAAAAGGATACGAAAGTAGGGCGACAGGGCTTGTTTCTTTTGCTAAAGGTTATGATACTATTGCTGAAGGCGAATCGTCACACGCTGAAGGTCAAAGTACGCGAGCTTTGGGTAATCAATCTCATGCTGAAGGGCTTGGTAATTTTGCAAGAGCAACAGGCGAACATAGCGGTGGTATTTATGGAACAGATTATGAGCCTTTAAATAACGGTACTGATAGACTTGTTAATTATGGAAATGGAACAAGTAGCGTTAAAAGAGATGCTTTTACCATTTTCAGAAACGGTGCGGTAAGAATTTTCAGAGCCACATTACCGAGTATTACAAACGCAATGTCAGGAATGTTAATTTTTGATTCAGGAAATTCAAACAGACCTACAATACACAACGGTACAGAATGGAAAGCCTTAGCTTATTTATCAGATTTACCCTTCGCCAACATCCAAACATCATCATTCACAGCGGTTAATTTAGTAGCTTATTCCACAAATGGAACGTTAACAGTTACCGACCCCGACCCCGAAACAAACAAGGGCTACATAGTTCACGTAGTCGGTGGCACAACTACAATAAACGGTGTAGGTTATACAGCTGGTGCTTTAGTTTATAGATTTTATGATGGGACGGACTGGACATCTAAAAATTACGGGGCTAGCGGAAGTAGCGCAACAAATTTAGGCTACACACCAAGCCCAACAAACGGAACGGTTACGAGTTCAACGGGTACAGATGCAATTATACCACTTGCGGACGGGACAAATGCTGGATTGCTTTCTCCAACTGAAAAATCAATTATTTCAAACTTGCCCTTAATAATAGCTAACGGTTCTGTTAGTTCAACATTACTTGTTTCGGGAGTTACTACTTTATTAAGAGAGGAAAACATAGGCTCTTTTTCAGGAAAAGATATTTTAAAATTTGATATTCGAGCAAGACGAAGCATTACGGGGAACAATTCAAGAATCATAGTAAGATTATTTGACACGGTTACTTTGGTTGAAACTGAAATAGCGATTTCTGAAACAATAGCAGCGGGCAATACCAATTGGCTAGCAATTAGAAGCATTAATCTTAACGAATCAGCAGGCAATATCTATTACTTGAATCCAACGCTAAGACCAATCACAGACGAATCCTCGAATGCATCTTCTTACTTGACTACTTCTGTTTCATTTTCGAACCCGCAAACGCTGAGGATTTATGGAATAAACATCACAAGCCCAAGCGATATGGTCATCTATTCATCTTTAATACAAGTATTATAATGAAATATCTAATTGAAAAATCAGGGAAATTACATTCGGGAATAGCTGTTGAAAATTTTGTTTTCGACACTGAAAAATACGATTTAATCGAAACGGAAATCGAGCCTAAATTTATTGTCAATTCTTGGAATGGAACAAATTGGGAGGAAATAGCCACGGAAGAAGAGATAGCTAATTTCAATTCACAGCCCGTAATTAACGAATCTCAGGAGCTTTTAGAAGAATTCAACCAATACTTAATATCCATTGGCAAAATGCCACTAAACAAACCACAATGAAAGAAATACTAGAACAAATCAACGATTTTAAAATAACATTTTTCAATTTAATGCCTGAATGGTTTAAGGACTTGAAATATGCCGAATACATTTTACACGCTTTTTTCGGTACTGTTATTTATTTTGGATTATCTTTTTTGATCCCCGAAGACTTCGCATTCGCAACGGTAGTAATTATCGCTTTTTTTGTCGAGTTTTTATCCGAGTTTAGAAAAAAAGGTACGGGAAATTTCTTTGATGCAATTGCGACCTTTGCAATTCCTTTTATTATTTTTACAATTAAAAACATACTATAATGGCAGGAGAGCAAAATTTTCCAAACGGTGCAAAAATAGCGAACGTATCAGAAAACACAGACGCAACTAAAATCGCTGTTTTTGGCGACCCAGACGGTAACGGATTACAATTAGTTGGGTATATTGAAAAGAGCAGTTTAGGGGGTTCTGGGAGTTTTTCAGAAGTTGGAACATCTACAACTAATTTTACGGTAACACTACCAACTACACAACCAAGCAACACTTATAAAGTAAGAGTCACACCGACTAATTTATTAACAGCGGTACTGTTTTACGTCGCAAATAAAACAACAACGACATTTGACGTTATATTTGTCACAGGATTAACGGGTACAGTTGCTTTTGATTGGTCAATAATTCCTTAATATTTATAATTAATTAAATTTTTTCAATATGAAAGTAACCACTAAAAGACTTGCAACACAAGAGGAAGAGAGAGCTATTCAGCAAGCAAATGACATCTTAGCAACCGTTAACTTGGAGTTGATCGGAACAAGACCGAAAAGAGACCGATAATGCACAAATACATTCTATACATAGCAACATTCATAATTTTAGCTAATTATTTGTTTTGGAGTCAAATTAATAAGTTGGTCGGTGTTAATTGCTTCGACAAATTACAAGCTACTTTTATAATGTTGCTATGTTTGTTTGTATTTTTGAATTTTAGAAAAATTTGGATTTCATTTTTTTTATTTTCATTATCTTTGAATAATTTGTTTGATGAAATGTTTTTCAATCCTTTGGTTTTTGGTTTAAACGAAATACTTTTCGCAATTTTTATAACAATAATAACAGTAGTCCGATATGCCGTACAAGAACATCCCCGAAGAAATGATTAATTTTTTTTACAAAATTTTCATTCCATCATTTATTGCAATATCTATTAAGGTGGCTACGCAGGTAAAGAAAGAGAAAATGACAATGACTAGAGTAGTATTAAGTTTTATAATCGGAATCGGATGCGCTTATTTCGTTTTCCCGTTCGTAAATAAACATATTGAAAACGCTTATTTACCACTAATAGTAGGTGTTGTATCAATATCGGGAGAAAAGATTGCTGAATATGTGATTTACAAATTTAACATTGACTTTTTCTTACAAGCTTTAGTCGATGCGGTACGTGAAATGATAGTAAAATTAATATCAAAATAATTATGAGTAAAGGACAAAAAATTGCAAATATTGCATTTAATGAAGTGGGACAAAAAGAAAGCCCGAAAAACTCAAATGAAACTATTTACGGCAAATGGTTTGGATTAGATGGCGTAGCTTGGTGCGGTATTTTCGTGTCTTACTGCTATGCTATGGCTGGCTATCAATTGCCTAGAATTGGGTTTCTAAAAGGGTTCGCAGGCTGTCAAACAGCAGTAGCATACTTTCGTAAAATGAAACAAATAGTAACCGATCCGCAAGTAGGCGACATCGTTTTCTTTGATTGGAACGGCGACGGACGACACGACCATACTGGTATTTTTAACGGTTGGAAAGATAAAGAAAACGGAATATTTTTCACGATTGAGGGCAACACTTCATTGATCAACCAAAGCAACGGTGGAGAAGTTATGAGTAGAACTCGAAAAAACCTTAATGTATTATTCGCACGACCTATTTAACCAGCTGTTCGGAAATCCCGAACAGTTCAACTTACAAATAAAATGGAAACGATTAAAAGTTTGATTTTAGATTATTGGAAAAATATTTTAATATTGATTTTGCTTTTTTGTTTGTTTTCTTGCGGTATTAAAAAAGAATCTACCAAGGAAAAAAAAGACATTGAAACAAGTGAAAGAATCGAAATTAAAGAAGTCAGAAAAGGAGACACAGTTACATACATCGTTCCAAATGTAATTTATAAAGATACTGTTATTACAACTGTAAGCCGACAAGGGACGATTCTAAAAACATATTACGATAAACAGGGTAATATATCCAAGAGCGACTGCATAAGCGCTGAAATCGACTTATTACGCCTTGAATTGCGTAATTTAAAAGACAAAAGCAAAATCAAAGAATCGGTAAAAGAAGAAAGTTTTTTAAAAAATCCTTTGATTTGGATAGTTTTAGCTTTAATAATTATTGTTGTTATGAAAAAATAATTATATTTGTACTTTAAGCGCACGCCAGCGTTGTTTAGGAATTTTTCATAAGTTTTGGTTTTGGATTTAGTTTTACCCCGATTGTAATAAGTCGGGGTTTTTTGCGCTTAAAAATAAAATGTTAAATTTTGATTTTACTATTGTGTAATTAAAATATAGATGTATCTTTGAACCATAATTAAAAACAAATAGAAATTATGACAATCCAAGAGAAAATAAACAGAAAAGAGTACAATCTAGTAGCAAGCTACAACAATAGAGAGAGAGTTGGTTATTTTGCGAGCCATAGAATTTATGCCCTAATAACTAGAACTTATAAAACGCAAGGCGAAGTTTTAAAGTCATTATCCAGAAATTAACTAAATCAGGGGTGCGCCTGTAACGCACTTATATTATGATAGATACTTACAACAACGAAAGACCACAAGAGGAAAACGAATGTGCATTTTGTGGCGAACCTTGCGAGGGTAGATACTGCGATAATAATTGCAAAAAAGGTTACGAAAACGATAATTAATTATGGTACAGATAGAAAAAAACAAACTACTTGCGGAATATCTAAACATTGACTTTGATAAGTTGAGTTTTGCTGAAAAAATTGATTGGAGCAAGGATTGGAATAACTTGATGAAAGTTGCTAATAAGTTGAAAGAAGACACAGAAGATAGGAATAATGATTATCCTTTTTGTTTTGTAAAACACCACTTATCTTTTGATATAAACGACTTTTACAACACGTGTTTAAGTTTTATAAAAACAATGGAAAAGTACGACAAACAAAGAAATAATAAATAAATTTTAAAATTATGACTGAACTTTCAAAAAACACACAAGTGCCACAATGCGACAAAACCGCTGTTATATGGCGTAAATTTTTGCCTTTCATTCCTATTATTGGAATACCACTAACAATTATATTTCATCAAGTTTATGGAGATGCGGGGATAGAAAACAATACTATAAATTGGATAACTTCATTTATTCAAGCTATTTCAATATCTATTTTGGTTTGCCGTGATGTTGTTTAACTGATGGCAAACAGCAAAGTATATGAGCAGTAGCGGAGTGAGTAGCACAGCACGTAAGAGGGAAGGCTGGAATTTCAAATGTGCATTGACTTTTCGGTATAACCAAGCCCCGCCCGCTATTGCTTATATATGTTTTTGTAAAATCGTTTTGATATTTTACAACTAATCACTACAAAACCAAATTAAAAACGCCTGAATTATAGAGTTTTAAGCGTTGAAAATTAAAAAAACATAAAATAATGAAAGAAAATAAAGAAGAGTTGATCCGATCAGTTCACGTGTTTTTAGGAGTAATCCTTTATTGTTCAATTATTTTAACAGCTGTAAAACTGTTAATTTATTTTAAATAAAACTTATTTTTACTATTGCGTAATTAAACAAATTATGCTACATTTGAAAAAACTTTAAAACTAAAAATTATGAGTACACAGAACAAACATCATTACAGAAATGTATTTAAATCAGACCACTTAGGAAGCGCAGATTTAGAAGACTTAATTGAACAAAAAAAACCTTTAATATTTACTATTAAAGAAGTTAAACAAGAGTTTGGCGCAAAGGTAGCTGGAAAAAAAGGAGACTTTAATATCGCATATTTTTACGAAAAAATAAAACCTTTAGTTTTAAACGCAACAAATTCAAAGCAAATTAAAGCGTTTGCTGGCGGTAGTCCATTTGTGGAAAATTGGAAAGACATAGTAATTGAATTATACATTGATGAAAATGTAAGGGCGGTTACTGGCGGACTTACTCAGGGCGTTAGAATTAGACCCGTACAGCCAAAATTAGTGAAAAGTAAGCCTGAATTTACAGAAAGTAATTTCGAGAAAGCTAAAGGCGCAAATGCCACCCGTGAACAAATCGAAAAAATTTACAATTTAACTGATGAAGTTTATCAAAAATATCTAACTTATGGAACAGAGGTCTAAAGAATGGTTCAAAGTTCGGGAAGGTAGGTTTACTGCATCCCGAATTAGCGACCTTTTAGGAGTTAAAGGGTTGGGTTTAACAGGAGAAACTTATGCTTTTGAAAAAGCTTGTGAATTAGTTTACGGCGTTGATGAAGAAGAAAGTTTTGAAAGTTACGATATGAAACGAGGCACGGAATTAGAACCTATTGCTTTTCGTAAATTTAAAGATTTAAAAGAATTTGATTTTTTAGACGTTCAAGAAACTTCATTCTTTACTTTTGGAGATAATGCTGGAGCAAGTCCCGATGGATTAGTAGGTCAGGATGCTATCTTAGAAATCAAATGCCCTCGTTCGACTAAGTTTTTTAAATTAGTCGCAAAAGGAATTGAGGTGGTTGATAAGGCTTATTTAGACCAGATGCAAATGCAGATGATGTGTACAAATTCGGTTCGTTGTCATTTTTTCAACTATATTATTTTTAAAGGAAAAGAGATGTGGCACGAAATAATTGTAGAACGTGATGAAGCTCGTATTGATTTGATTAAACGAAGAATTGCAGAAGCTACTGAAATAAGAAATGATTATGTTAAGTATTTGACCGAAAATCAACAATTCTAATGAAAATACAAATCCGAACCAACGTATTAAATGGTAAATTCAAAAGAAACATTAATCACATTGTAGATGCGGTTAAAAGCTTTGAAGGTAAGGATTGTTTATTCACGATTGAAAAGGTAAAAAAAACACGCTCCAATCCTCAAAACAATTTTTATTGGGGCGTAGTTTTACCAATCGTTCAAAATGGCTTAAAAGAAGCTACTGGAGAGTTTAGAACGGCTGAAAACATACACTACAATATTGTTTTAAAAATGTTTGCACCCGAACGTGAAATTATTAATACCGATACAGGCGAATGCATAAGCGAAAAGATTAGTAGTTCTGAAATGACAACCTCTCAATTTATGGATTACATAGTTGATATTCAAAAATGGTCGGCTGAATTTTTAGGAGTTGATATTCCTGATCCGAACGAAAATTTAACTTTAGAATTAAACTGAAAAGCCGACAACAGTAAAAAAAGGTAAGCTAAATAAATACATTTTATAAAATGGCAAAACTACAATCATACGCATTAAGCGTAGCACTTACAAAAATGAAGCATTCAATTATTACTGCAAAAAGCGGTCAAAAATGCTTAGTACTTCCAATTGATGACAACTATCTGACTTTAAAAGACGATGCTGTTTACTTACAAACCGATGTAGTTACAATGGATTCGGAAGACCAAAACGGAAATTACGGTTTTCAAGTTCAAAAACTACCTTCTGAAATTTGGAAAAAATTAGGAGCTGAAAAAGCAAAAGAAATTAGTTTGCCTTATTTAGGTAATTTAAAGATTTTTGTAAAGAAAAGCACCGATGCAGTTGAGCAGTCTGATATTGATATAGAAGATGATTCGCTACCTTTCTAAAATGGTTAAAAAAGCTCTAAAAGTCGGTTATTAATTTAGCCGACTTTTTTTATTAAAAATAAAATGTTAAATTTTAATTTTACTATTGCGTAATTAAAAAGTATGACTATCTTTGCTAAAGAATTTAAAACAAAACTTATGACACCGAAAGAAAAAGCTGAAGAATTTTTGCTAAAATTTCATATTGAAAAAGATGTTATTTTCACAATGTCAAAGGCACAAGCTAAAACTTGTGCAATAATAGCAGTTAATGAAATTATAAAAGCACTTAGAGAAGATTTACCAAAAATTGGACGAGGGAAAGGCTATTGGTATAGCGTTAGAAAAGAAATTGAAAAACTAAATAACAAAACATTATGAATCCACAAACCGACCTAGAAAAATTCCAAGCTCTAAGAATCGAAGCTTTGGAAAAAGAACTTAAAAAACACAAAGATTTTATTACCGAAATGGAAAGCGATTTCAAAAAATTTCGGGATGAAATAAACGAAGAAATTAATTTTTAAAACCAATTTTATGAGCAAATTTAAAAATATGAAAATGCATTTATTCTACGCATTAATGCAATTGCTACTTGAATGCCTTGACGATTTAAAACCAACAACAGAACGAATGAAGCAGTTAAAGAGCGATTTAACCGAAATGTGCGAACTTCTTAATGATGAGGTAAGTAACACTTACACGATCCAAAAAAGCACTTATTTTGCGGAATTAACCAATAAAATAAATACGATAATGCGAAAAAGTTTTAACCCAAATATGTAAATTATGCAAAAACACTCAAATAAATTAGAAGAGATAGCAATGAGTTATCTGAATGATGCGGGCAAAAAGCCACACTTCACAAATCGTGAATTTATGAACACGTTGATAATATTTCAGACCGCTTTAATGGACAAATTATACGACAATATGGAATACGATAAGATGAGTATTGAAGACCGCTATAAGATGGCTGAAAGTTGCGGAAATGAAATGAGAAAATTGATTCATACATACACTAATTTAGATACTCATCAGGTAGAAAACTTTATTTAAAAACAATAAATAATTATGAAAAAATACGAAGATTTAGAAGTAAAAGTATTAGAGTGGGCGAAAGATAAAGGAATTTTAGATAAAGCCACACCAGTAGCACAAGCCGACAAAACACTTGAAGAAGTCAACGAACTTATAGAGGCTATTTTTTGGCAAAGTAAAGACTGCCAAACTTACAAAAACAATAAAGGAACAACTTGCAATACTAAAGAGGAGATTCAAGACGCATTTGGCGATATTTTAGTAACAATTATTATAGGAGCTAAACTGCAAGGTTTAAATTTAATTGAGTGCCTTGAAAGTGCCTATAATGTGATTTCAAAAAGGAATGGAAAAATGATAAATGGAAAATTTGAAAAAGATGGAAAATAAACACTACGACAATTCAAACGGCTCTATTTATAAATTTTGCGAGGATCAGAAACTTAACTCATATGAATTTGATTTAATTAAAAGAATTGTTCGATGCCGAAAAAAAGGAAAGTTTATTGAAGATTTAGAAAAAACCAAAATATTAATTGATTTATACATAAAAGAAAATGAAGGCAGTATTAGTAACTAAAACAATCGGAGTAGGTAAGTATTCCGAATTAAACAGCGAAGAGATAATATCGGCAATTGCAAGGCATGGTGTTATAAAAGAAGATAATGGAAAGCTAGTAAAATACCTAATAAATAATGCACATTGGTCTCCTTTAGATATGATTAATTTTACATTTGAAATTGAAACAAGTAGGGCTATTGGTAGGCAAATATTAAGGCACTCGTCAATAAAATTTCAAGAACATTCACAAAGGTATTCCAATAAGGTAGAGTTTGAAAGAATAGAGTTAAGAAAAGAACACGATACGAATAGACAGAGTAGTAGTGAGGTGTTTAACCCTGAATTAATCGGTATAGGTGTTAAATCTAATGATTATATTAATTATCATTTAGAACAGACTGAAAGAGTTTATAAATCTTTAATTGAAGCTGGGGTAGCTAAAGAATGCGCAAGGATGATATTGCCTGAATGCACTATTTCTACCTTGTCCGCAAACGGAACATTAAGAAGTTGGTTAAGTTTCTTAAATGTTAGATTAGACCACCACAGCCAAAAGGAAGTGCAAGAAATTGCAAAATTAATCGGGGAACAATTAGAAGTAGAATTGCCAAATGTATTTAACAACATTGATTGGCGCAACGGTATGTTTTTATGAGAAAACAAATAGAAGAAACAGAACATTTCAAAGCAATGGTAAAAAAAACTCCATTCTTGCGAAAAACATATTTATCTCCTGAAAACGTGCGGTATATCAATGAGTTATTAGGTCAAGCTACTAGATTAGGTCGAGATTATTTAGACGATAAGCAAATAAATCCTCGAGATTTAAAGATAATTGATGAGATATTAAAAAAATAATATTATATTTGTAGAGTAAAGTTGGCTTCTCACAACATACCAACGTAAAAAAATTACACAAAATCCTATAAGGAAACCGAAGTGAGAAGCGGTGGAATTATGGGATTTTTGCTTTTAACTAAATAGTTTATCTGTATCTAAAAACAGTTATTATTATGGCAAAATTTGAATTAAAATTTATTGACGCTAACTACAATCACATTTCTATACAATGTGCTGTTTCTGAAGACAATTGTATTTTATTTAGGCTCTCGCAAGGCGAATCTTACAAGCAAATTTTATTAGATAAGTCAACATCTATCAAATTTGCTAAGACTATTCGAACTGAAATTAATAAAATTACAGAAAGTGAGGAGGTGAATAATGGCAACTGATAAAAAATCATTTTTACTTTATTGCGATTTAATTCACACGGTTTCAAAAATGCCAAACGACAAAGCTGGAGAGTTATTTAAGCATATTTTGCAGTATGTTAATGATGAAAACCCGATAACTGATGACTTGATTATCCAATTGACTTTTGAGCCGATTAAACAGTCTTTAAAACGTGATTTGCAAAAATACGAAAACATACGACTTAAGAATATTGAAAACGCTAACAAGCGGTGGAACAAAATAAATGCGACCGCATACGACCGCATGCCAAATGATACCAAAAATGCCGTAAGTGTAAGTGATAGTGTAAGTGTTAATGATAATGTAAATGATATAAAAGAAGATATAGATAGTCGCAAATTAAAATTTGCTCACACACTAAAAGAATTTTCAAATACATATTCTCGCGAAATGTTAAAAGAATTTTACGACTACTGGACTGAAACAAATGACAATGGTAAAAAGTTCAGGCGTGAAATGCAAAGAACGTGGAATTTAAAACTTAGACTTTCAAAATGGCATTCAAACATAAATACTTTTAAAAATGGAAAATCAACAATTACAGCTACAGACGAATTTAAACAAATCGTTACAGCAATTAGAACTGACGGAATCCGCAGATGAAGTGAAAAAATCTTTAGCGATTGTTATGAGCCGTTTAGATATGGATTTCAAAGACATAGATTTAACCGCTGTTGATTTAATAGACGAATTTAAGTTTATGAATTTAAAAGACATTAGAGAAGCTTTAAGAAATGGTAGTTTAGCTAAATACGGAATTACTTACAAACTAAACACACAAGTTATTTGCTTTTGGATTCGAGAATATTTAAAATCTAAAAAATCAAAACTACTATGAGCTGGAAAGACCACAAATCAATTGAAAGGATTTTCAATACTTTCAAACGAAATAATAAAGTAATTTATCAACAAGACGTTGACGCTTTGAAACACTTAAAAGAAAGTATTGAATTATCCGAAAGGCAAATGGCTCACGATAACAAACTGTTTTTAAAGTTAATGATCGTAGTTTTAAAAATCAATTTAGAATATTACGGAAACATTAAAAAAGCAATTAAAGAAACTTCTGTATTTTTACGTTTGCCAGTCGAGCATCATATCCAAGTACTTCAAAAATCGTTGAACATTCACGAGGATTTAGAATTTTTTAAAAGTTTAGGAATTGAAACCGATAATATTTTAAAAGATGAAACCGAAAAGTTAGCCGAAAACAAAAGCGAATTACTTAAAAAACTTATGAGTAGTTGGGCTTATGAAACGGTAGAAAAAAGCATTTACAAATCCGCAAACGACTTTTTAAAAGACGTTGATAATTACAAATAGTATGGACTTGAATTTTGACGAAATAAAAAATGAACCTGAAGTAGTATTTAATATTGCTTCGTTAGAAAGTAGTTGTTTTGTGGACTTATCAGAGGAATTAAAACCGCCTGAAATGTTGCTTTCAATCGGTCAACACGAATATAAAGGCAATTACTACGATACACCGATAATGACGGCTGGCGAATTTTCTGCAATAGTAGCCGTTTCAAAATCAAAGAAATCATTTTTAAAGTCGGCATTACTAGCGTGTTACATTGGGGGTAACTCTAACATACAATTTAGCAACATTAAGACCCATAGAAAAGAGAATTACACAATACTAGACTTTGATACTGAAATGGGTAATTATTACGCTCAAAGGTCTTTTAGGCGTGTTATTGAAATGGTAGGGCAAGATTACCCTAATTACAAAAGCTACGTTACTAGAAGCCTTACATCAAGCCAAAGACTTCAATTGATTGATTATTGTTTAAAAAATCAGGAAAATTTGTACAAAACAAAAGTAAAACTTGTTAGTATTGATGGTATTGCGGACTTAGTAGAAAACACTAACGATATTGTAATGAGCAAAGAAGCGTCTGACTACATAATGAGATGGACTTACGATTATAATATTCATATTACAACCGTAATACATAAATCAGGATTAACAGGGAAGCCTTTAGGACATTTGGGAACTTATGTATTGAAAAAAGCCGAAACCGTTATTGAATTGGATTTGAACGAGGACGGGTCGGTCAAGGTTACTAATTCTTATTCTCGTGGCTATAAGTTTGATGATTTTGAGTTTGCTATTGATAAAAATGCGCTCCCTTATTTGATTGAATAATGGCAAATAGAAAATTAATTAATACTGTAAAAGCCTCTGCCGACCAAATATACCATTTGATAAGTCGTGATATACTAATTTACCCAGTAATCAAAAACGGTCGTTGGTATATTCAAGTTGACAATTACGGCAATATAAAAACATTTGACAAACCGATTTTAGAAAAAGACATTAACGAGGCAATTGCCAAAACAATAATATTTTACTATAAAAAATTAACTGATTAAAACTAAAAAAAAATGGAAAAAACATTCACTTTACAAGAAATACACACTGCTGTATGCGATTACTTTCAATTTAAGGATAATATTTTAAACAGCAAAAGTCAAAAAAAAGAATCGGTAAAAGCTAGAAAATTATTTTGTTTTTTGTCTCGGGAATTTACAAATAATTCATTCCCTGAAATTGGTAATTTTATCAAAGTAACGCACGCTGACGTTATACACCACGTTAATGATGTTAAGCTAAAAAAAGAAGTTTACCCTGATATTAAGTCGGATATTGAAAATATAATCACAATTCTTTTTAAAGAGCCTTATTTTAATCTTTTTTCCGCTGGAGGTAATTATGTTAACGAATTTATTTAAAAAATATGAAAACAGAAAAATTAGCAAACAAAATTATTAAAATGTTTATTGAAGAAAATATTCCATTATCTATTCAACTAGAAGCTTTAAGATTAGCAAAATTAAAAATAGAATTTTGTAAGAAATCAGCATCTTCAATTTACCAAAAAAATATTTTTAATGACGATTGATAAAAAATTACTTTAATTTTGCTACTATTAATTTAAAATAACTTTTGTATATTTGCTAAAACAAAAAAAAATAAAATGAACGAAAAGAACCCAAAAGGAGCAGGACGAAAAAAAGGAATAAATTTCAATAAGTATTATTGGTCAGACCCATTAACACACGAGGTATTAACCGCTATCAATGAAAAACGAAAGTCAAAAGAAATTACAGACAAAAAATTAAATCAAATCTTGAAAATAATAAACTAGCATAAATGAAAAAATGCAAAGTTTGTAAACAACCATTTAGCCCGATAAGAAGCACATTAGAGCCAGTTTGCGACAATTATAATTGTAAAGTGGCTTTTGCTATTGAACACGCAAAAAAAATCAAAGAAAATAAAGCTAAAGAGTGGCGAAAAGAAAAAGCTGTTTTGAAAGATAAAATTAAAACGTTGTCTGAATACGAAACCGAGGCCAAGAAATCGTTTCAAAAATTTATAAGGTTACGGGATCAAGACCTACCCTGTATTTCTTGTGGGGGCAATGACAAGAACTTATGGGATGGAGGGCATTTTAAAAAAGCCGAAATATACTCTGGAGTTATTTTCCACGAAATGAATTGTCATAAACAATGTCGAAAATGCAACCGTTTTTTAAATGGAAACGAGTTAATGTACCGTGAAGGATTAATAAGCCGTTACAGCGAAGATTTTGTACGTAAAATTGAATTATTAGCAAACGAAACGAGACAGTATAAATGGACGAAAGAACAATTGATAGCTAAAAAAATTCAGTACGACCTGAAAATTAAAGATTTGATAAATAAAAAGTGTTAAATTTTAATTTCACTATTGCGTAATTAAAAAACAGTTGTATATTTGTACTCAGATAACAGCAACGAAGTTATTATCTTAAACTAAAAAATTATGACGGCACTTACTTTTAAAATCGAAACTACAACAGAGCAAAAAGAATTAACAACTATTCTTAATGAACTTGATACAATAGTTTGTGAAATTATGGATAATGAAGAAAACGAAGACAACTGGATGGCTTTAAAATCTTGTAGAGAAGCTATGAACTCGATTAATAAAGCGCAGACAGCAGATTGCGGATATACAATGTATGTTAATGCTATCGCTGCCCAAGTATGGGCGAATCAGGCTTATTTAAACGCAAATAACGATTTAAGTATTTAAAAACAAGCAAAATGAAAAAACTATTTTTACTACTGTTTTTGCCAACAATGGCAATTTCTCAAAACGTTGGAATCGGAACGAAAAACCCAACGGCCAAGCTAGAAGTTAACGGAAACGTAAAACTTAAGGCCTCAATAGGCACGGTAAACGATACCATTTTAGTTATAAGAAATGGGGAAATTATGAAAGTGCCAGCATCTTATTATCAATACACACCGCCTACAAATTGCCCTATTTTGGTAACTGGTCAAGGTCAAAGCAATGGTTATTATTTGAAATTTCAATCAAATATCCCAATCGTAAACCCAAACGCTACTTTAGTAATTCAAGGAAAAACTTTTCAGCCAGCGGGAACGTGGGTAAGTGGAAATACTTACTTCTACTCTTACACCAATACGAGTGGTTCGGCTTTGAATATTAACCAGCCTTTTCAAGTAAATTTCACGGGGCAAATTTGTCAATATTAACGTTTTGCAACTACACGTCTGTTGCGTACAAGCACAAAACTATCTTTCAGTTTAACACGAAACTTTAAGGTACAGACTAAATATTAAATTAATCACAAATGTAGCAATAGCGTGTAATTGCTGTTATAACCAGTATTTATTATGGAATTATTTTTTATTTTATTAGGATTGACAATTTTAGGAATTGTAGTAGCTATTAAAAGTTACGAGTATGGATTTTTAGGCGTAATTATAGGTTTAATTGCTGGAATTTATTTGATTATGCACACTATATTTTGGTCGATTGCAAGTTATGATTATAATCAATTTGTGACTAAAAGACAAGCTTTTGTTGAAACTTTGGAATATGCCAGAAAGTATGAAAGTCAGTTTGAATTAGCTTCAATTAATCGTGAAGTTTCCGAATGGAATCAGCGGTTAGCCTCTGCAAAGTATAATAACAATGTTTTTCTTTTAAAAGATTACGTTGATGATAGAATTGAGTCTTTAGAACCGATACGCTAATATTGCTACTAACGTATGGTGCTATACTTAGTGCCGACTTATGAAAACGAATGTTAATTATTAAAAACAAAAAGATGTTAAAAAACGAAATAACCGAGAATAAGACATTGAGTATATCACGTGTTACCAGTATATCACGTCCTACTATTGCCGTTTGGTTTTCTTGTGGTGCAGCTTCCGCAGTTGCTGCTAAAAAAACTATTGAAATTTATGGGGAAAGATATAATATATTAGTTGTAAATAATCCTGTTGTTGAGGAACACGAAGATAACAGAAGGTTTTTAAAAGATGTTGAAAAATGGATTGGATTACCAATTATTGAAGCGAAAAGCAAAGAGTTTCCGACTGCGTCAATTATAGATGTTTTTGAAAAAAGAAAATACATTAGTGGTGTTCACGGTGCGCCTTGCACTAAATTCCTAAAAAAACAAGCTCGTTATGAATTTGAAACAGAAAACAAAATTGACTATCACGTTTTAGGTTTTACAATTGATGAAAAAGCAAGGCACGAAAGATTTACAAAATTTGAGCGAAGTAATGTGTTTCCTGTTTTAATTGATGAGAAATTAACTAAAATTGATTGCTTTAAAATACTTGAAGAAGCGGGAATTGAATTACCTAAAATTTATAAATTAGGTTATCCAAATGCAAATTGTATCGGATGTGTAAAGAGCCAATCGCCAACTTATTGGAATTTGGTTCGTAAAACATTTCCTGACGTATTTGAACAACGTTCTGAACAGAGTAAACGAATTGGATGCAAACTTGTAAAATTGAAAGGTAAAAGAATATTTCTTGATGAATTACCAGAAGATGCAAAAGGAGGAAAAATAAAATCTTATGATTGTGGCATTTTTTGCGACACGAAATAACCCAATACTGGCGGTTGCTGGTAACGGTTCTCGGCTATATTTAGTTGTGGAAAAGTAAAAAAACCATCTTTCGGTTATGCCTAAAGTTTACAAATACAGACTAATTTTCGATTAAAGACCGAAACCGCTATTGAATAAAACCACTGTTAGCACTTGTTTTTATTGCTATTTACAAATTTTAATATTTATTTTTGTAATTTAATCAGGTTTTTACAAATATTATTACTTATATTTGTAAAACAAATTTAAACAAATAGAAATTATGACAACAATTGAAACAAAATTAGAAAACTCATTAGAATTATTTTTATTAGCAGCTAAAGAATGTGGTTTTGAAACTCCAAAAGATATAGAAGAAAATTTTTAAATAATAACTACAATAGCTTTAGGTATTTTCGAAAGTTCAAGAGATAAAATATTAACTAAATTAGCCTCTAAATCACATTTGATTTTTCAATTAGCAGCAAGATATAAATTAAAAGTTTTAGAAAATAATTAAATTAAAGGTTTGGGAGTAGCCACCAAGTAAAAAACGTGAGGTGCTTTTGATTAAAATAAAATAAAATTATGATAAACTTTAAAGAATTAAGAATTGGTAATTGGGTTTATTCTAAAACTTACAAAACAAAAATTCAAATGAAATCTTTTTTTGGACTTTGTAATATTGAATCAAATCCAAATCTATTTGAACCAATACCATTAACAGAAGAATGGTTATTAAAGTTTGGGTTTGTAAAATATTCAAAAAATTTTATAAAATATGGTGAAATTGAATTTTATATATGGGCAATGAATAATTATTATGAAATAAAATCACTTGATAAATTGATAAAAATCGAAACAGTTCACGAGCTTCAAAATTTATATTTTTTATTAACTAAAACAGAGCTTTTTTATGAATAAAAAATTATACCATATTGAATTTAAAAACGTACTTGAAAACGAAAAGCATTTTTACTACGGAGATTTGACAATATTGTGCAATACTCACGAAATAGGAATATCAAAATTTACTCTTGATAGATGGAATTTTGAAACGCATTTTGAGAATGAAATTTGTATCATTCGGAAAAGCGAACGTGTTGTAAGTACTCGTTCTCGAAAATAAGTGCTAACGTTTACAGATTGGCTTTGTTGCCACTAAAACAACCTAAACATTTATTTTAAAAACAAACAATAAAATGCAAAACAAACATTCAGAAAATCCCGAACCTGGCAATAGAGCCAATGTGGTGTTAAATGCAGTACTTTCTTTTTTCGATGGTATGAGTTGCGGACAAATAGCACTTAATAAAGCTGGGATTCAATATGAAAATTACTATGCTTGTGAAATAGACGAAAGTGCAATTAAAGTGACTCAAAAAAACTTTCCGGGAACAAAACAATTAGGCGATGTTTCAAGAGTTTACGCTAAAGACTTACCAAAAATTGATTTATTTATTGGTGGAAGTCCTTGCCAAAGTTTTAGCTCTTTTGGGAATGGTAGTGGATTTGATGGGAAAAGTGGTTTATTTTGGGAATATGTAAGAGTATTAAAAGAAATAAGACAAACCAATCCTAAAGTTTTATTTATGTTAGAAAACGTAAATATGAAAAAAGAATGGCGTGATATTATCTCAAAAGAATTAGGAGTTGAACCAATAGCTTTTAATAGTAATTTAGTTTCTGCTCAAAATAGAGATAGACTTTATTGGACAAATATAAAATTTGATTTACCAAAAGATAAAAATATTTTGTTTTCTAATATTTTAGAAAATCTACCATTCAGAGAAATACCAAAATGTTTTTATAAAAATTGGGGCGACAAAATGCGAATTGATAAAGGGTTGAATTGGGTAAAAAATGATAAAGCAAATTGTTTAACAACAAAAAACTGCCATACAAACCAATATCTGCTTAATGAAGATAAAACTTTATGCAGACTATTGACAGCTAAAGAATTTGAGAAATTACAAACAGTTCCAGAAAATTATACAGATTGCGTAAGTAATACTGAAAGATTTAAAATGTTAGGCAATGGATGGACAGTTGATGTAATAGCACATATTTTCAACGGTATTACGTAGTATTGCATTTAACGTTCGACGGCTATACGATGGTTGGTATTAAGTAAGCCGTAATTTTTCAGATTAACACAAATTATCCCGACACAAACAAAACTTTAAATTAAACAATTAACCCAACTATTGTATAACCGTTGTTAGCAGTAGTATTTTTAAACTAAATTATTATGATAGAGCAAGATTTGTTAAATGAAATTATTCAAGACACTTCAATTGGTGGTAAATATTCTAAATTTTACGAAATGCTTCAAGAAGAATTAGATAAATATTCAGAAAAAAGAATTGAAGATATTAAGGGAACTTTAAAATATGTTTATCCTAAACTTTCAAATGAGATAGATTCTTATGATAAAATGAGAGTTTTATATGAGTATTCACTTCTTCTGTAATATTACTGGTAACGTT